GTATAGCTCATCAAATATTTACAACCAACCTATAACACAGGCTGTCTCAACAGTTGAATCACCAAATGCGGCTTATCAACGCATGGCACAGTTTTGGGATCTCATAACTGACCTCAGGGAGGGAACTTATAAAGTAAGGAGTGAACATAGAAAATATTTAATGCAGGAGGCAAGAGAAACAGATGATAGTTATGACGTAAGGCTTAGTAGATCAACTGTTGTTCCGTACTTGCAAAGAATCGAGAAAATGCTGGCTGGTATGCTCACAAGAAAGCCAGTCCGTTTAGATAATGTTTCTGATTTAGTGAGGGAACAGCTTTTTGATGTGGACTTAGAGCAAAATGATCTTAATGTGTGGTTGTACAATACGGCAAGAACTGCAATATCATTTGGTCATGTTGGGGTGTTGGTAGATGCACCAAAAGAAGGTGATAAGACTAGACCTTATTGGGTGACTTATAGTCCTAGAGACATACTGGGTTGGAGAAGTGAAGTTATAGATGGTTCAAGACAACTCACGCAGTTAAGATTATTAGAAAATGTTGTAGAACCAAATGGAAAGTATGGGGAAAAACAAGTAAAGCAGATTAGAGTTTTAGAACGTGGTCGTTATGAGATCCATAGAAAAGATAAAAAGAATAGTGAATATAAATTATTTGATGAAGGTGAAATGAGCCTAAAGGATAAGATTCCTTTTGCTGTGGCATATTCCAACAGAGTAAGTTTTTATGAGTCACGCAGCCCTTTATATGACATAGCAGAATTAAATCTTAAGCATTACCAGATTCAATCAGACTTGGATAATATTTTACATATTAGTTCTGTACCTTTACTTGCAGTTTTTGGCTATCCAAATGCTGATGAAATAACAACAGGCCCAAGTGAAGCTTTAGCATTACCACCAGAATCAAGGCTTGAATATGTTAGCCCTTCAGGAGATAGTTATGATAGTCAGTTTCAAAGGCTTGGTGATCTTAAAGAACAAATAAACACTTTATCTTTAGCTGCGGTATTAGGACAGAAGTTAGTGGGCGAATCAGCAGAGGCTAAAAGGATTGATAGGTCACAAAATGATTCAACCATGATGGTTATTGCACAGCAGATGCAAGATTTGATTGATAACTGCCTTAAATTTCATAGCGAATATCTAAATGAACCTAATGCTGGTAGCAGTTTTGTAAATAGAGACTTTGTTTCTACAAGGCTTGAGCCTCAAGAGATAACAAGTCTATTAACCTTGTTTACTGCTGGCACTATCTCACAGGAAACTTTATTAAATCAATTATCTGCTGGTGAGATTCTTGGTGACGATTTTGATATTGAGGAAGAAATAGAAAGTACTCAAAGCGGAGGGTTAGTAGAAATGGAACAACCAGAAGAACCAGCTACAGATGATGATGAATGAGTACACCAGAAGCATTTTTTCGAGAAACTATTGATTTAAACAGATATAGTAATGCTGTTGCAAAGGATTTTCAAAAAGCATACAATAATGTAATTTTAACGGCTGCGAAGAAACTTAAGCAGATAAATATTAGACAAGCCGAAGCTGCGGCAGGGGTTGTTGTTGCACCACAGACAAGAAAAAGATTAAGGGCAATAATTCAACAGTCAAAAATTAGTTTAGATACTTGGTCAAAGACTACAACAAAGCAGATGATAAGAGAGATTGAAGGGCTTGCAGAAGTGCAGGCTGGATTTATAGAGAATGAACTAAAAAAAGTAGTAAAATCTGGTAATGTTCCAATAAATTCTGTTGCTGTTAGTAGGAAGTATGCAGAATCTTTTGTTAAAACAGATCCAACACAAACAAATATTTTTACCAGTAAGGAATTTACAGAAGATGATTTCAAAAAGTTTGGTTCTGGAAAGTTTGAACTTACTGCAAGACAAGGAGCAATGCAGACTTTACCTAATGGGCAAACAGTAGAGAAAGCATTTAGAGGCATAGCAGAAAGGCAGAAAGATGCTTTAGCAAGACATATCAGACAAGGAGTATTTAGTGGAGAATCAACAGCAGAGATCGCAAGACGTATGGTTGGCAGACTTGAGTTTGGACAGAAAGGAAGTGTAAGACAGATTGCAGCCGCAGGGGGAGAACTAACAAAACTTGCAAATTATCAGGTGCAAACAATAGTGAGAACATCTGTTAATCAAGTACAGAATCAAGCATCACAGGCTGTATATGCAGCAAATAGTAAAGTTGCCCCTAAATATGAATATGTTGCAACGCTGGACAGTAGAACTAGCCCTATTTGTAGAAGGCTTGACGGACAGGAGTTTGCATACAATAAAGGCCCAACACCACCACAACATTTTAATTGTCGATCTACTACTGTTCCTGTTGTTGACTTTAATGGATTGCAAAAGAAATATCCAAGCTTGGAAAAGCCATCAGCAGGCAAAGTTGTTACACGACCTACAGGAGAAGGAACTGGTAGAGTACCGCAGGGAACAGCTTATGGCGATTGGTTATTGAAGCAAGATAAAAAGCTACAGGTTAAAACTTTAGGCAATGAAGGGAAGGTAAATTATTTTAAAAGGTTGGCAAAGAAGGAAGGATCTGGACAGAAGGCGATTAGAAAACTTGTAAGAGAAGATGGAAGCGAAAGAAGTCTTAAGGATTTGCAGAGATTGTATGGTAAGCCTAGTGATATAACAATCAAGATACCAAAGCCCAAGCCTGTTACTAAACCAACTATTACTATCACTAATCAAGATAAACTTGAGAAGATAGCTAAAGCTGCTAGGGCTGCTGAAAGAAAAGCAAAGGCAGAACTTAAAATACTTAAAGACAGAGACCCAACAAAACCAACTATTGCTCAGTTATCAGGTATATCACCAAAAGCAAAAATACAACCAAAAGATGTCAATGCAACATTTGATTTAATGGATCAAATGGAAGGTCTTGCAGGGGAGAACGCTAGGAAATTAAGAAGGTTTACAGAACAAAGGGAGGTTTTCTGTTCATTTACATCTGGTGGTGAAACAAGAGGAAACTTTAGAAAAGTTGCAGAAAATCTAAAATTCTTGAAAGAAAATCAACAATTAAGAAAGAGCTTGCAAATGGCACAAGATAGAGGTCTTAAAAATGTAAAAGATGGTTTCGGGATTGATCCTTTAACTGGTGGGTCAATGTTCAATAATAAACAAAGAACTGCAATGATGCTAGGGAAAATAGATGAATTGAAAGATGGTTTGGACAATATGACAGGATATGGAGCTAACTTGTTTGAAAGATATTTTACTTTAGGCAAATCAAAAAGTGATGTTGGCGGCTTTACTATGCAAGGTGCAAACCACATAAATGTGAGGTTACGACCAACACATAAAAAAATCAAAAATCTTACAAAAATTAGAGAATCTATAAAACAAAGCATACTTGAATCTGCTAAAGGTACACCGCAAGGAAATGTTGACTCTAAACTTTATAAGTTAAAATTAAGCAATGCAAAAAATCCTTTAGATAGAAGATTGAAACTATATACAGAGGAATCTTGGCTCACAACTTGGGTTCATGAAATGGGTCATCAAGTGCATTTTGCTGCTGGTAGAACTTCAATGACAGGCACAAAATGGATTCCAAGCAGATATGGTGGAAGTAATTTTATGGAACAGTTTGCAGAGACTTTTGTGCAATATGTGTTTGATCCTGTAGAATTAAAGAAAGCATCACCTAATGCTTATAAGTGGATAGATGAAACTTTATCTGCCGCTTTAAATGCTCCTATTTAATTATGAGTTACGATACAGTTCTTGAACTTATAAGTCAATTTCCTAAGAACAAAGATGTTCCTAGACTTATTAAGCTGGAATATAATAAAGCTGAAGGCATGGAAAAAGTAGATATTGGAAGAGCTATCGAAGCTTTAATGGTTGCTGCTAATACTGAAAAAGATTTTGAGTTAATAGAAAAGCATTTATCCTGATGCCACTAAAAAAAGGCAAATCACAAAAGACAATCTCTGGTAACATACGTTTGCTGATGAAGGAAGGCAAAACATTAAAACAAGCACAGGCTATCGCATTATCAAGTGCTAAAAAACGTAAAAGGAAG